ATCAAAGAAACCTTGAGTACCTCTTGCATTTTGAGCAGCTAGGCTACCTCCAAATGTTCCAAGTGCAATATTAGCACCACCTGCAGTTTTTTCAACACCTTCAACCATTGCCATTTCTACGTAGTCTTCCCAACGTAGTCTATTTTCATGCTCTGATTTTAAGTACCATAAATAACCGTCAGCTCCATTTTCAGAAGTCACTTCAATCCATCCGATTTGAGCAGTGTCAGAACCGTTAATTGAATAGTGCTCTTTCATAATGATAGGAGCATTTGTAAATGTTGCATAGCTAGGATCTAACTTTTCAGTAAAGTTTCCAGTTCCTTTTGCAAATTCAGATCCATATACTAAAGCAGTTACTCTTTGCGCAGCTGTAACACCAGCATGAGCTTTGTAAGCTTTAATTTGGAAACGAGTATCTGAAACAAGTGTAACTACACCTTTAATTACAGCAGCTGAACCACCTACTGCAGAAGTTGCAGAAGTTTGAACTTGAATCATAGCTGTTTGACCAACTTTGAAGTTACAGTTTGCTGTAGTAGCTGAAGTTAAACCAACACTTGTTGGTTGAGCTGGAATAGTAAAGTTTAATCTACCACCTGCGTTAGCGTCTGCAGCAATAACTGCAGCAGCACCAACTGCTGGTAAAGCAGCTGCTGTTCCTTGAGGAAGTACATTTACATAACGAGTATGTAATCTTCCTTGCTCAGTCCAGATAATTTGATCTGAAGTAGATGGCATCTCTGCAGATACCATTCTTAAGAATGATCCGATTGAACGATTTCCGTATCTTTCAACTTCCTTTTCGTATACATCGGGTAAAAATTGTTGTGTCCATTGATCGTGTGCCGCAGCAGTGAAATCAATGTAGTTCCCAGCATATAATGTTTTAGACTGGGTTGGTTGTAATGCGGCTGGAACGCCACTTGAAAAAGCCATTTTTGTTTGATTTTAAGTTGTTAATTATTCCATTTAATGCGCAACTTATCAGATGAATTACCAGATACAACTCTAATTTTATCTCCTTGATTGGTTTTTATTGTAGTATTATCTATTCTAGGATCCATATTAATATTCTTAGCTTGTTTAGCAGCTTCTTTTATAGCGTCGGCACGGCCTTGCTCATAAAAATGTGAAGCTATCTTATCGGCATTTCTGCCAGCAAAAAGTGCTTTATGATAACCTTTAGCATCAGATATATTCCCTTTTTTATCTAAATATAATTTAGCAAAGTTACTTATATCATCTTGAAACTTTCTTACTTTTAAAGGATTTTCAACTTTAAATCTGTATTTGTTTTCACCAACCTGAAAATCAAAACCTTTGAATTCTTTATTAAAAACATTATCAGTTTTTTGTTTAAAATCTTTTTGTAATTGTTTTTGGTTTTCTAACAATTGCGATTGTTCGGTATAATACTCAACAGCCTCTTTGTATTCATCAGGAATATCGTTTTGCTTTCTTAACTTAAGATCAGCATAATATTTCTTTTTTGAACCATCAAAGTGTTGTTGTGCTTTATACAATTCCTCTTTAAAAGCTAATTTTTTTGCTTTTATATCGGAAGGGTCGTCCGCCTCATTGTCGTATGCAAAGTTTTTACTCATTAAAAAATTAATATCTTCGCTGTTTAAATGTGGCTTAGTTGATTTGTAGTATTCATTTAAAAGAGTTATATTATCCATTTTTGAAAAATCCCTATTAAGATTAACATAATCTTCAAGTGATCCTCCGGTTTCTTCCATAAACTCTATTAACTTTTCTACATTTTCTGGAAACTTTTGTGTTTCAGCTTCCGGTAATATTTTTTCTTGTTCTTGTACGGGTTCGGTGTCTTCAGAGCTTGAATCCACTCGTGCCTTGTCAGTTGTATTTTTTTCATCTGTAACAAGTTCTAAAGGAGATTCTATTTCTTGCCCCTGTTCTTCTTCGTTACTTTGATTGTTTTCTTCTTGTTTATTTTCTCCGGCAGGCTCTTTAGACTCCTCTTTGTTTTCTTTTTGTACCTCTTCGCTAGTTTCGGATCCGTCGCGTACAGATATCTCATTTGTGCTTTGCTCTTGAACGGCATCTTCTTTTAATTTTGGGGGATTATCTAAATTAATTTTATAAACTCCGTCTGATTGTAATCCATATTCAGGGTCAACCTCACCTTCTTTTACTGCATTATCAATTACTGCAGCTTCTTTTTCTTGTGTAGAAGTTTCTTGTTTTTCTTCTACAGCTTTAACTTGTATTTCTTGTTCCATAATAATATATAATAAAAATGTTTGTAAAAATTATCTTGGTTCAAATCTTGATAAATCAATTCCACCAAGAACATCATTACCTTTAGATTCAAAAGATTTTTTTGGTTTATTCGTTGCTGGCGGTCCAGCTATAGTACTTGCTGACATTTTTTTATCAGCAACTTCTTTTTGAGTTTGGCTTTGCTTATCTACTAATTGTTTTTGAGCATCTAGCTCCATTGCTTTTAATTTAACGTTAAGATCATATTCAAATTGCATTAATTCTCTTTTTGTTCTGGCCTCTACTTCTAATTTTTTAATATCAAGTTCACTTTCTGCAGTTGATATTTGTATTTTTGAAGAAGCTTTAACTTGTTCTGCTTGAGCTTTAGCTTGCTCTATTTGTATTTGTGCTTGGCCCTGGGCTTCCGCTTGTGCAACACTTGCCGCTTGTGCTTGCTGTTGATCAGCGGCTTGCTTTCTTATTCTCCTAATTTTAAGAAGTTGATTAGCTAACTTAGTATTTTTTATTTCTCTAATATCAATAGCGTCTTCTAAAAATATACCATTTTGTCCTAATGCAGTTTGTATGTTAGCTTCTAATAATCCTTTTTCTTCTTGGTCAGGTTCTATTTCTAAAAATATACCAAAATCGTGTATATGCAATTCTTTCATATCTTCTAAAGCTCCTACGGAAAACTGACCTATACCGCTTATAAAAGCTTCTCTTGTAGGGTGGAATTCTAATACATCTTTTATTCTAAGCGAAATAGCCTCAGCTAAACAAGTAGTTATAAACATACTAGCATCTAATATATGCCTTGTAGCGACATTACTATTAGCTGCGGCTAATTTTTGTACGCCCACTAATGCTTTAGGGTCTGGGTCCGTGCCATCTCTTGCTTCATTTAATCCAGTAACATCTCTCATCATTTGCAAATATTGATTATATGCACCGATTAAAATTTGTACTTGATTTCCACCGCCGCCCGGTAATTCTTGTATAGGCACTTTACCAGGATTCATTTCTCCGTCAACAGTTAAAGATCTCCCAATTATAGAACCTGTTTGGAAGTACATGTTTAATGCTTCCTGAGGATTATAATTTGTTCCATTACCCAAATCAATTTCAGCTAACCCGTCCGCATCTAGATAAACACCCGACGGCGTCATCCTTTGAATTGCCTGCTGCATCTTCAAATGAGTGAGTTGAATTAGATCGGCATAGGGGGTCATTTTAGATACTAAAGAATTTATATTGCCTTTATAAAGTCTAGGTGCTGAAACAATATAATTCATCATAACCTTATTTGTGTTTGAATAAGGTCTAATCATATTTTTTGCTTTTTCCCATTTTAAAAGCATACTACCACCTAAAACGTATACTCCTTCATAAATTACTTCCCTTGTTTGTGCAACTCTTTCAAATCTGGTTCTTTTATCTTTAGGCGGATTAAATTGATCATTTTTAATTATAGCTTTATTACCGCCTGTAGTTGTTTCTTTTATTTTGTAAACATCATTTTCAAAAGATTTCCAATTAAAATACAATAATGTTACCGTGTTATTATCACTACCGCTATTATTATAAGCATTATTGTTATCATAATTTCCATAATAACCACCTTTTTTTTGTAAATCTTTTAAGTCTTCAATTGATAAACTAGGAAATTCTTTTTTTAGTTCGTTAATTTTTACTCTTTTAATTTCACCAAAATAGTAACAATCTTCAAAATTAGGATCTTCTGTATAAGACCAAACTAAATTAGAGGGGTCTACATAATCTAATTTTATACCATCCGTATTATTAAAAGAATGTTTTGCCGCGCCAATGCCTAATACAGCTAAATCATAATCAATTCTTTTTTTAATTTGATTATATTTATTTCTTAAAAATATATTATCAATTGCTTGTTCTTCAGCTATTTCAATACCTTGTTTGTATTCCAGCTGCATATATAATTCTAATTCTTCAGTATTTTCAGGGCCATCATCTATAGGTATATTTCTTGCATCTACGCCTAATTGATTTTCAATATCTTCTAATAATGATTTAGCATTTATATCTCTTTGTAAATCATTAACAAATTGGGTTCTTCTACCTGTAGATATAGGATCTTGCGCAAAAGCTTTTATTGAAAATAATCTATCTTGCATTCCATTAACTACTATATCAACAAACTTTGGGATAATAGGTACTGGTTTCCAATCAAGATTTAAATATGATAAATCTCCATTTATAGCAAATTCGTCTTTATATTTATTTATTGATTGCTCGCCTCTAGCATATAATCTTAGTCGATGGTACTCATCTTTGGTTTGATAGTACCTTCCTGTTTTACTGTCTTTATTAAACCAGTCAATCTCAATAGCTTTGGCTACTTCTGTTCCATACTCAGAAGATTGTTTCACCTCGTCAGCAACCGCTTGACTTGGAAATTGTGTTTTTGAACTTGTTGTATATGCCATATTTATTTTATTAACTGACTCCTAATACCTTCGTTTTTATATTTTGAAAATCCAAAATCTAATTTTTTTGTTGTTCTAATACCAACGGGCCTATAAAAATGTTTTCTACAAGCCATTATTGATAACCCACTACTTATTGAAGCGTCGTAGGCTGTTCTTTTTGATATATCAAATTTAGCCCAATCTTCAA